CGGTACCGGTCGCGCTGTCATAGGCCAGCGTCACGCGCGGCTGCGTCGCAGGCGTGCCGCCGCTGGTGGCCACACCGGCCGTCGTGGTCGGTGCGCTGCCGAACACCGCCGTCGGCAGGCCGCTGAAGGTGATGCTGCCGCCGGCATACGGGCTCTCCGCCTCGGCGATGGTCACCACACCGCCCGACTGCGTCGCCACCAGCCCGCTGTCCACCAGCTGGTCATTGATGGCCGTCAGCAGCACGCCCAGGGTGATGTAGTTGGCCTCCAGCGCAACGCTGTAGGTGATGCCGCGCCAGATGATCCCGAAGGTCACGGGGGTGCCGCTGAAATCGAAGCTGCTGGCCGCCGAAGAACCGACCAGCCGTGCCGGGCTGCCGCCCACGCCGGGGATGGCCGGCGTGCCAGCAGCATAGGTGGCCACGTACAGCGCATAGTCCGCGCCGTTGTAGGTCAGCAGCACCGGCATGCCCACGTAGGGCGCCAGCTCCGCCACGGTGCTGCCAGAGATAATCGAGTAGAGGCCGCTGGTGGTCGCGGTGTAGGTGGCCGCCACCTTCAGCGTCAGCACCGCGCCCACCACCCAGCTGAGCGGCAGAGAGGTGGCCGGCCGCTCCTTGCCGTCGGCGCCGGTGATGGTCGCGTTGTTCAGGGTGAACACGTTGGCCGAGACCGTCACCGAGTCCGCATTGATGCCGGTGACCACGTCCGCCGTGTCGCTCAGGTCCAGGCCGGCCGTGCCGGACGCCGTAGCACCGACCTCGGTGGAGTTCACCCAGTTTTCGGACCGGGCATCACCACCCACGTCCGCACCCGGCGGGTAGATGGTCATCTGCACGTCGCTGCCGAACGAGCTGAGCGGGGTGTTGCCGTTGCGCGCGCCGCCGGCGGGAATGACGTGCTGCCCCCGGCCCACGCAGACGAACATGGAGGTCTGGTAGCTGCTGCCGCCCACGAAGCGGGAAACCGGCTGCACCAGGTAATCCGGATAGACGCGGTACTGCCCCAGCACCTCACGGATGGGGCTTCCCAGCCGAGCGTTGTTCGCCCGCGCGGTGTCTAGGCTCAGGGAATCGCCCTGGCCGAACCGGTTGCCCGATGGCATGTTGCTGGCCATGTAGATGGCGTAGGCCGCCGCGACGGCCACTACCACCCAGTACACGACCGCGGCGATGCCCTCGCCGTAGGCGACCGGATAGATGCGCACGTCTGCATCGGCATCCACCCACGTGGTAGCCCAGGCATCGACCGGCAGCGGCACGCCGTCCACCTCCACCTCGATCGGGTGCGGGCCGGCCGCGGTGAAGCTCGGAACGGTGGAGCGCAGCCAGCTCTCGACCGTGGTCCGGCCGTGGGCGTGCGTCTCCAGCGGCTCACCGGGCAGGCGCGACGGATAGATTCGGATCACGCGTAGTACTCCACTCGGGTGAAGCGGCGTTCGAAGCGCGCCACGGGCAGCACCGTCACGTCGTGGTGCTCATTGCACTCCAGCGCGCACAGGCGGCCATCAGCCTCGATCAGCACGGCCACGTGCTCCACAACGCTGCCCTGGTAGCAGAAGGCCACCGCACCCTGCCGCATGTCGCTGCCGCTGCGTTCGGTGGCTGCGCCCGCGGCGAGGTCCGGCAGTTCAACGACAGTGGCACCGGCATGCTCCGGCCATGCCTCCAGCCCGAGATCCCGGCGCACCTCGTTGACCACCCCGTAGCAGTCCAGCTCGGGGAATTCGCGGCCGCCGCGCACCCAGCGCACGTCCTGGTACTTCTGCAGATCGATTTCCATCACATGTACCTCAGGCCGGGGTGCTTCGACAGCACGTAGCGGTTGCGCGGCCATTCCGTGTCCAGCACGTTCATGAAGCCAGCGGTGATCTGCACCTCGGTGGCCGTCCACTGGCCGCCCTTCACCTTGACGCTGAAGGGCCGCTCTGCCGGCGCCAGCAGG